CGGAAGACGTGCGAGCCCACCAGATCTTTCAGGCTAACACTAAAGAAGACTTTTAGCGATGTGATGTCTATGGATAGAATTGATGATCATTTAGGTCCTAGACTCAATGACTTAGGTATGATGGAGACAGATGAAGAATATGAAAGCACAGGCAACGGCAAGTCAGACTTCGTTAGCTTGGAAAAGAGGTTTGAATCTTCTTTTGAGAACTACAATCTCACTAGTGAGGGTTACAGAAACCACGATGAAATTGTGTCCCTGATAGATGATTCACTGCTGTCTCTGAGAGAAACCAAGGGGAATATAACAGAATTCTGCAAAACAACTATGACTGAAACCATGAGATTGGTGTCTACAAAAAAATATTCTGATCTGGTCAGCTGCCATCAAGAGGTGTCTCATTCCATAGTCAACAGCAGTAGGATAAATAAGCATATAAGAAAACCTAAGTTAGAGAAAGGAATCAAGACTGTAGATTCCAAAACCAAGAACATATCTTTCAACAATGTGTCCAACAGACTATGCATATGTTTCAACACTATGAGCTCCACTGAATCAGACATGCGGGACACATCAGTACAATTGCATGGAGTGTTTGAAGCTGATGGCTTTATAAACAACAGTTGCCACCCAGGTTACACCAGATGGTTCAATGTGAGTCCCCCTATGCTGGACTGGTGGTCATGCATTTATGACAGATACTTATCTTTTGCTTCACAGCATCATGAAATGAGATTGGCTAATACTAAGTTGACAGATAACTCTTGTTTCACCATAGCTATGACTATGTTAATCAATAGGTCAGGTTTCTCACAGGCTTCTGAATGCATACGATATCTGTATGTGAGTAGTACCGGTGTTTCACAAGGTTTGAGAGGGATATTTAAGTCTTTCAAGTTCTCGACTAGCACAGAAGGGTTTTATACACCCAAATCACACATTGAGAAGCTAATATTTTTGCGATGCCTCAAAACCTTTCCCCTGATACAATTCATGGATGCTAACAAATGCAAAGCTGAGATATTGGAATCCAATGATGTCAAAACCAACCTTTCAAGTGGTAAAACTGTTCACATCAGAACACAAGACTGGATGATAGCATTTCCCCATGAAACTCAGTGCTTGCCCAATGAGCAAAACATCTACAATAGCTTGTATATCTGCAGACTGTTAACCATGGACAGACATGACAAGTTATTGTCGGAGTCACTAGTCCTGAACAAAGCTATGAAGAGCAGAGAAGCTTACTTAAGCAGGAACATTTCTCAGTTGCAATCACCTGAAAACATCAGCTGCTCATTGATCAGAGAATTGGATAGATTAGATGTTTCAGGATCTTATAGAGAGTTTGAACCCAATCTGGCCATGATAGCTTTAGGTGTCATGAACAGTGTGTTCAACCTTTCCACCAAGGACACTTTTTCTGAATCCTTAGAAGAAATCCACGACTTTGAAACTGAGATATTCAGACTATCTTTGTCAGATGTTATGAATTCCAGGGGTTCTGTGTCATACGATTCAGGTATTGCCATAAAGAGAATAGAAAAACTTAAGAACAATAAAGGAGTTGTTACCCAAGCATCAAAATGTTATCAAACTACAATGCAAAACATCAGTGGCTTTCTGAAGGACAGCAATCCTGGAGAAGTTTCTGATTTAGCCACCATGAGCAGTGCTAGTACCTCCCTAT